GTAGTACAATTCTTAGTCAAGAGCCAGATGATTCTTTGGCTCTTGATTGGGATAATGTAAAATGGGTAGAGATTGTAGACATACCTAAAACAATAGTATACGAAGTGGATAACATAACTGCTACTGCTGGTGTACGTGGAGAAGAAGCAGAGGATGAAATTTTAAACTATTTATATTATAGAAAGAGTATGAAAGAACCAATATGAAAATAGAAAACATATTAGAAGTTATAGTCGGTACATTACTGGTTATTATAATTGCCGTACTATTAATGCCAAAAGAAGAAGTCACTAATAAACCTGTAATTATAGAAGATACGTTTAATCAATATCCATTGATTGCGTGGAAAGATTATGATAAAAAGGGTGACATTGTAAAGATTAGATATAGGGTTTCTAATAGAGATACATTTATAGAAGTTCTTGATGATAAAGGTAGGGTAGTTCATAAACAACCATTTCAGAGAAGTCCTTGGAAAGATGGAACTCCAAGAGACTTTACATATAATTGGATGTTATATTATACACAGGATTATGGGGATGAAATACCATCTGGTGAATATGAAATACGAGTTTGTCATAAATATTCAAGAAATGTTGATTTAAGTATTCGGATGACAATTTAAAGCAAAAAAGCATGAACGTTTCTGCATTTATATACATATATATTATATGTCTTCGGACAAGTTTTTTGATAATTGGAATTTGGAAAAGTACGAGGAGTAATTAACTTCGTATGGAATTGACCGAATAATGGGTATCCTTTAGAAGCCCATAAGGTAATCCAAGACAAACTTGTGGTGAGTTTAGAAGTGGTGAAATTCTATTTCTACACCGAGACATCGGTTGTCTAATGTACTTTCTGAAAAATTAAAGAAGCGATTCTTTAGACCTTGTTGTAGGTAAGGGTAAAACTGAAATCCTACTTTCATGACCGAATTAATCTAAACTCAGAGAGATAAGGTAATGACACAGAGGTTGTACTCACTTCAATGAGATTAACCATCTTGAGAAGAATCACCATAACTGGTGGGTGTTAGGTACAAGGGCAAAAAAATCTGAGCGGAAGGTTGTAGGTAATCGCAAGTCCTACATTCCCTAAATTTCCATAAAAAAATTATTTTAAAAAAGAGGGTTCGCGATTTTTAGTTTCCACTATACTACAAACTTAAAAAACGAAGAACCCTTTTTTTTATTAAAGAGGTTATTATGATTGATGTTTCATCACACAAAAATGTAGAAAATGTTATAAGATTCTTTTTGATGTATTTACCACCACGAGGAGCAGAATCTATACTTGATGTTGGTGGTGGTAGTACTGCACCATATAAAGGTGTTTTACAAACTCGTACTAAAAAATATAAAAATTTAGATATAAGACCAGGAGATAGAGTTGATTATTGTCAAGATGTTGTTGATGGTACAGACTTTAAAGATAAACAATGGGATTGGGTTTGGTGTTCAGAAACACTTGAACACGTACCACAAAAGTATATGAAAACTTTTGTTGATGAAGTTTGTAGAATAAGTAAAAATATTATTTGGACATTTCCGTTGCCACACGCTCCAGCGTTTATAGATGACCCAGGTCATAGTGAAGTTATAGTTGATATGCAATCCTATGAAAAAGATTTTAATATAATTGATAAGACTACAAAAACAGGAAAGAGTATCTGGATATTTACTCGAAAAGATAGAGAAGTTTCAGTAGACCAGAGAGGTATCCATCAAGAAGGATATTCACCAGATAATTTACCTTTTGTAGTTATAAATTATAAGTGTTATTCACGAAATAATACAAAAAAAGCTTGGTTGTTTAGTTGACAACCCAGATATATATTATTAAATCAAGGTTGTACTTGATTGAAAAATAATAAATAACAACTAATAATATGGAGAATATAAAATGGATATTGATGCAATACGGAAACGTTTAAATCAGTTACAAACTACAAATCAACGTTCCAACAATCTTTGGAAACCACAACCAGGAAAACAAGTAGTAAGAATTGTACCTTTCAAGTATAATAAATCTACGCCTTTTATCGAGTTGTATTTTCATTATGATTTAGGTGGACGTACCTATATATCACCGATTTCTTTTGGTCGCCCTGACCCAGTTGAAGAGTTCGCTGATAAATTGAAATCATCTGGTAATCGTGAAGATTGGAGACTTGGAAAGAAACTTGAAGCCAAAATGAGAACTTTTGCACCTGTACTTGTTCGTGGAGCAGAGAATGATGGTGTCAAATTTTGGGGTTTTGGTAAAACAGTTTATCAAGAACTTCTTTCTATCATTACCGACCCTGATTATGGTGATATTGCAGACGCAGTAAGTGGCCGTGATGTTGTAGTAGAGTTTAAGACTGCAGAGGAAACTGGAAAATCTTTTCCAACTACCGCTATTCGTGTTAAACCAAATCAGACTCCTATTTCAGAAGATTCAAAACTGATGGAAACTACATTAGAAAATCAAGTTAATTTGAATGAAGTTTATAATGAACTTTCATATGATGACCTTACTAATGTTCTAAATGAATGGTTGAATCCTTCTGCTGAAGGTGAAGGTAATACTGATAAATCTACTAATGGTGAAATGAAGAAAGAAGAAACTGTAGAGACTACTGCAAAGGAAACTCTAAAACAGACTACAACTGTAGATGATGCTTCTTCGGCATTTGACGAATTATTTAATCGGTAAATAAAAATATATGGTGGTTAGGGTTCAGAGCCACTGCTCATATCTTTGATAGGTCTGGAGCCACCTATATTTTAATAGGAGAGTTATATGTCTGCAAGAGATGAATTGGCATCAGTTTTATCTGCAAGTTTAAATAAACAATTTAAAAAAGATTATCCAAAAGTCGCTTACTTTCTTGATGGTAAAGATGAAGCCCCATCAGATGTAAGTGGTTGGATTTCAACTGGTTCTTCCATGTTGGATTTAGCTATATCGAATAGACCAAGTGGTGGTATAGCAATAGGAAGAATAACAGAAATAAATGGGTTAGAATCAAGTGGTAAATCATTGGTTGGAGCCCATTTATTAGCTTCTACACAAAAGAAAGGTGGAGTAGCCGTTTATATTGATACTGAAACAGCAGTAAGTAGAGAGTTTCTCGAAGTTATTGGTGTTGATATAGACAATATGTTATATGTTCACTTAGAAACTGTAGAAGAAATATTTGAAGCTATAGAGAAGATAGTTACTAAAGTTAGAGAAGAAGATAATAGTAGATTAGTTACGATTTTAGTTGATAGTTTAGCTGGAGCGTCTACTAAGGTAGAAATGGAAGCTGATTTTGAAAAGGACGGATGGGCTACAAGTAAAGCTATTATCATATCAAAAGCTATGAGAAAGATTACTCAGATGATTGGAAGACGTAAAGTAGCTCTTGTATTTACAAATCAACTTAGACAAAAACTTGGTGTAATGTTTGGAGACCCTTGGACTACAAGTGGTGGAAAAGCATTACCATTTCACGCTTCAACTCGTATTCGTTTAAAAAATAAAGGTCAGATAAAAGATACTAAAAAGAATACTATTGGTATGAACATTCAAGCTCAAGTTATTAAAAATAGATTAGGGCCACCATTGAGACATTGTGAGTTTCCACTTTATTTTGAAAGTGGTATTGATGATGATGGTAGTTGGTTAACTGTAATGAAAGAACATGGTATTGTTAAAGTTGCAGGAGCTTGGTATACACTTCCCATAGTTGATATGGAAACTGGTGAAATAACAGATGAGAAAAAATTTCAATCTAAGGATTGGTCAAAATTACTCGAAGATACAGAATTTCGAGATTATGTTTATAATATGATTTGTGATAAGGTTATATTAAAATATACTAAAGAAGATTTAGGTATTGATGACGTAGAAATGACGGAAGAGGTTTTGGGTGATTAATGATAAATATTTATCAATATTAAATCAAATTAAAAAAGACGGCGGTCTTGTCGAGCATAATAATCCAGACGACAAGGTATTGATAATAGATGGCCTAAATACTTTTATTAGAGTATTTAGCGTTGTACCAATTACCAATGATGACGGAGCTCACGTTGGTGGAATAATTGGTTTCTTAAAATCAATCGGTTTTGCTATTAAGATGCACAATCCAACGAGATGTATCATAGTATTTGATGGAGAAGGGGGCTCAGACCGCCGTCGAAAATTATTTCCAGACTATAAAGCTAAACGTAGAACAAAAGTACGTTTAAATCGAGCATACGATTGGAATACACCAGAGGATGAACATCAATCTATGTTGTTTCAGATGAGTAGATTGGTTGAGTATTTACAAGAGTTACCATTAACTATTATAGCCGCTAATCATATGGAAGCCGATGATGCTATTGGTTATATTTCCAAACAAGTTTTAAAAGATTCTAAAATAACAATAATGTCTACTGATAGAGATTTTTTACAATTAGTTGATGATAGAATATGTGTTTGGAGTCCTACAAAAAAGAAAAAGTATACACCAATAGAAGTACATGAAGAATTTGGGATACCATCGCATAATTTTTTAATGTATAAAATAATTGACGGAGATAAATCAGATAATGTTCCAGGTATAAATGGAGTTGCTCTTAAAACTATACAAAAATGCTTACCGCTTTTACAAGAAGATAAGATAGTTAATATAGAAGAGGTTTTAGATTATGTGGAAAATAATGATGTTACAAATAATGTAAAAACAATGTTATCTGAAGAAAATAAAAAGAAGTTACAATTAAATTACGACTTGATGCAACTTCATGATGTAAATATTAGTGGTAACGCTAAATTAAAAATTAAAGATATAGTGACAGAACCAATTCAACAATTGGTTAAATTTAATTTTACAAAAATGTTTTTACGAGATAGGTTATTTCAAACTTTACCTAATGTTGATAGTTGGTTATTGACTACATTTTCCACTTTAAATAAATATGCTGGAATAAGTCATGAGTGATAAATTATCAATATATGGTACTGCTTTTCAAGTTAAAGTTTTATCATCATTATTAACAGATTTAAAGTTTTTACAAACTTCATCTGATATATTAAATGGTGATATTTTTGATTCGGATTCTAATAAATGGTTAGTCAATGAAATTATAGATTATTTTTTAAAACATAAAACAATACCGACACTTGATGTAATAAAAATAAAAATAAATGAAATAGAAGATAAAGTATTACAAGTAGCTATTATAGATACGTTACGAGAAGTTTGGAAACACATTGAATCAACAGATTTAGATTTTGTTAAAGAGAAATGTTTAGATTTTTGTAAAAATCAAGTTTTAAAAAATGCTATATTGGAATCAGTTAATCTTTTAGAAAACCAAGATTATGATGGTATAAAATCATTAATTGACAAATCTATGTCAGTTGGAATGGAAAGAGATATTGGTCATGAGTATATTACAAGTTTAGAAGAAAGATTAACTGATTCTGTTAGAACTACAGTTCCAACTGGTTGGGATATTATAGATGAAGTAATGGATGGTGGACTTGGTGCAGGAGAACTTGGTGTTATAGTTGCACCAGCTGGTATTGGTAAAACTTGGATGTTACAAGCTATTGGAGCATCAGGTATGAAAAAAGGATTGACTGTAGTTCATTATAGTTTAGAATTAAATCAGACATATGTTGGATTAAGATATGATACTGTTTTTAGTGGTATTACAACAGGTAATATAAAATTTTATAAAGAAGATGTACAAAAGAAAATAGACCAACTAAAAGGTAATTTGTATGTTAAATATTATCCAACACGTTCTGCTACAGTTCAAACAATAAATGCACATATGAAACAACTTGAAATACAAAGTATAAAACCAAATATGGTGATTGTTGATTATGCAGATATTGTAAAACCACTTGGTACATTTAGAGAGAAGAGACATTCTATTGGTGATAATTATGAAAGACTTAGAGAATTAGCAGGAGAGTTTGAAATTCCAGTATGGACGGCATCACAAGCCAATAGAAGTTCGTTAGAAGAAGATGTAATTGATGCAAGTAAAGTTAGTGAAGATTATTCAAAGGTTATGACTTCAGATTTTGTTATGTCTATTAGTAGGAAAGTAGAAGATAAAATTTCAAATACAGCACGTTGTCATGTTATTAAAAATAGATTTGGTGTTGATGGTATGACGTATCCAATGATGATGAATACTAATATTGGTAAGATTGAAATTTATGAATCAAATACGCAAGGTGGTAAACAACAACAATCTAAAATGGATAATTCAGAAGAGTATTTAAGGAAATTAGCTAAAAATAAATATGATGATTTTAAAACTGATGGTACTAAAATGGAAGGGTTTGAATAATTATATATAGAATTAAGTTTTCACGAAAGGTGATAAGGAAATATTATGAAATTTAAGTTATCAGAAAATTTTGTTAACAAATATAAGCGAAAAAAACCCCCGTTTGGTTTTAATGGTTTAGGTGAATTAGTTTATATGAGAACATATTCCCGTATTAAAAAAAATGGCAAAAATGAACGTTGGTGGGAAACTATTCAACGGGTTGTAGAAGGTACTTATTCAATGCAAATGAATTGGATTGAACAATATCAGTTGGGTTGGAATCCATGGCAAGCTCAAAAGTCAGCCCAAGAAATGTATGACCGAATGTTCAATATGAAGTTTTTACCACCTGGTCGTGGTCTTTGGGCTATGGGAACAAGAATTACAGAAAAAAAGAAGTTATACGCGGCACTTAATAATTGTGCTTTTGTATCTACTAAAACACTAAAAGAAGATTACTCAAAACCATTTACTTTTTTAATGGATGCCAGTATGTTGGGTGTAGGAGTTGGTTTTGATACAAAAGGTGCTGGTGAGGTTATGATTAAATTACCTAATCCAAATAGAGGTATAGAAGAATATGTAATACCAGATACACGAGAAGGTTGGGTAGAATCATTAAAGTTATTGTTAGAGAGTTATTTTCATGGAACAGCAGAAATTCAGTTTGATTACACAAAGATTAGAGCATTAGGAGAACCAATAAAAGGTTTTGGTGGGGTATCGAGTGGTCATGAACCATTAGAAGAAATTCATGTAGAAATAAGAAAAGTATTAAATAGAAATGTAGGTGAACCAATTACCGTTACCACAATTGTTGATATAATGAATCTCGTTGGTAAATGTGTAGTAGCTGGTAATGTCAGAAGAACGGCTGAAATTGTATTTGGTGAACCAGATGATGATGAATATTTGGATTTAAAAAATTATAAAGTTAATCCACATAGAGAACAATATGGATGGACGAGTAATAATAGTATTTTTGCTGAACTCGGTATGGATTATACTGATGTGTGCAAACGAATCGTGGATAATGGCGAACCTGGTTTTGCTTGGTTAGAAAATATGAGAAAATTTTCACGTATGCAAAATGGTGGAGATAATAAAGACCATAGAGTTGCAGGTGGAAATCCTTGTTTAGAACAATCATTGGAAAGTTATGAATTATGTTGTTTAGTAGAAACCTTTCCAAACAACCACGATTCATTAGAGGATTATAAGAGAACATTAAAATATGCGTATTTATATGCTAAAACAGTAACACTTGGTAAAACTCATTGGAGTGATACTAATAGAGTTATGTTAAGAAATCGTAGAATTGGTTGTAGTGTAAGTGGCGTCGCACAATTTATTACTAAACATGGAATGGAAGAATTAAGGAAATGGTTAGAAGATGGATATGATACTATTCAAGATTGGGATTGTATTTATTCAGATTGGTTTGCAGTCCCAAAGTCAATCAAGACTACTTCTGTAAAACCAAGTGGAACTGTTTCACTATTAGCAGGAGCTACACCTGGATTACATTATCCAGAATCAAGATTTTATTTTAGAAGAATGAGATTATCGAATCAATCAGAATTAATAGAACCATTAAAGAAAGCTGGATATAATGTAGAACCAGCATTTGGTTCAGAAAATAGTACGGTGGTAGTATCGGTGCCGGTTGATGTAGGTGAGGGTATAAGAACAGCGGCTGAACTTTCGATTTGGGAACAATTCAGTTTAGCCGCGTTCTTACAACGACATTGGGCAGATAATCAAGTTAGTTGTACAGCTACATTTAATCCAGAAACAGAAGCAGATGAACTACCACACGTATTAAAATATTTTCAATATAGATTAAAAGGTATATCATTATTACCAAGAACAAATGGTGGGGCGTATAAACAAATGCCTTATGAAGCTATAGATGAAAAAACATACCACTTAGAAGTTGAAAAACTTAGTAGATTAACATTTGGTGTTATTAAAAATGAAGAGGCAGATGTGGAAAAGTTTTGTAATAATGATGTTTGTGAGATTATTCCAAATTAATTTCTTTTTTAAGGGAATACCCTTATATTTATAATTAACAATTAAGGTTATAATATGATAAATCATAAATTATATGGTAGACGAATTTTACACGTGATGTCACCCGTCAGGTGGCGTTCCACTAAGTATATGCATCATGCTGATTCAAATTACAAAGTTATGATGAAAACTATTAAATGGTTACCAATGTGTCATCATTATGTTTTAGTTCCACCAAATAATACTATACCACATCTTGGAAAAAATGTTACTAAAATACCATTTCCATATGCTGGTAGTGTGTTGTTTAATCGTGGATATTTCAATAGTAAAGCTTTATTGAAAGCTATAGATTTTCAGAAGGTTGATATTGACTTTATTTTTAATCATCAACCAGAGTTGTTATACAATGTTTATAATGCTATATTGACAGATAGATATGGTATGTCTGTAGATAGTTATAACTTTTTTCATTGGGTTGATTGTGAAAAGAGTAGACCAACTGGTGGTTATCCTGTCGGGTTCTTTAGACAAATGGAAGCTATTGATTTGTCTACAAAATCTTATTTTCATTGCCCAGTTAGTTTAGATTATATGAAATCTAATTGGGATAAAATACCACACACTTCACAAGGTGTTGATGAGAATGTAATGAAAGAGAAGATTAATTATTTTCCACTTGGTGTAGGTGATTTACCTGAACCAGAATCATTTCCATTACCAGATAAAAAGATATTAGTTTTCAATCATAGATGGAATCAATCTACTGGTATAAAGAAACTTATACAATTTACAGAACATCTTGATAGGGATGAATGGTTAGTTTGGATTACTGATGATGATGCTAAAAAACCAAAAGCTGGTAAACCTGCACCAGATTGGATGAAAGTACAAAACTTACCAAGTGGTGGTCAATATAGATATCTTATAGATAATTGTTATGCTACTATTTGTCTTGTAAATGATTATATGACTTGGAATCTTTCAGTACAAGATGCTATTAAAGTTAAAAAACCAAGTTTAACATTTAAACATTCAACACAAGAATATGTGTTAGGTAAAGATTATCCATTATATTTTACTGATAAAAAATCATTTCTTGAATTGTTAGATAATACACCAACTGAACTTGAGTGGGAATTACCAGAACATGATAAAATTTTTAAAGATAATTTAATTAATGATTTGATTGAAGGTTGTGAAAGTAAAAAGAAACGGACTGTAAAAACACCATCTGCTGGTATTGAGTGGTTGTATCATATATTGAAGGATAATGGGTTTAAAAAGAATTTACTTTTCAATAGTCATCCAAATTTATATTTGAGTAATGTTTGGGAGAAGATTAGACTTTGGTGTTTATCAAAAGGAATTAAAGATAATCCAAATTATCAATTTACAAAATTGTTTGTTCCAGATGATAAAAGGGAAGATATACAAAAATTCGTAGATGATTCTGATGAAACATTTAGTGAATCTAAAGTTGACCCAAATTTTAAAATTATTGATGAAGAAGATAGTTGGTTTTAATGTACCAAGATATATATTATGATAATTTTAAAAATAAAGTACATATTTGGGATGATGTAAAAGGTCATATAGTTATTCCATATAAAAAGTATGCTTATAAAAAAGATAATTATGGAACTTATGTATCTCTTTATGGAGATAAACTTAAAAAGATATATAAGTTTGACAAAAAAACTAAAAATTTATGGGAATCTGATGTAAATCCAGAAACAAGAGTTCTTGTAGATACGTATACAAATTCAGATGACTTATCTATAAATCATAGACTTGGTATTTTAGATATTGAAGTAGAAGTTACACAAGGATTTCCAGACATACATAAAGCTGAAAATAAAATAACAGCCGTAGGTTATTATGATGATATAACAGATAAATATTTTTGTCTTGTATTAGATTCGCAAAATAAAGTTACTCTCAAAAATAAAGATAATATTATAATAGAAAAGTTTGAAAATGAAAGTCAATTACTTCATCGTTTTTATGCAATATTTCTTGAACATAGACCAACTATATTAACTGGTTGGAATAGTTTAAAATTTGATATACCTTATTTGTATAATAGAGCGGTACAAGTTCTTGGTAGTGAAATAGCTGATTGTTTATCACCAATTAGAAGAATTCATTGGAGTGAATATCAAAACCGATATAAAATAGCTGGTTTATCACAATTAGATTATTTATCTTTATATAAAAAATTTACATTCACACAAAAAACTTCTTATAGATTGGACGCTATAGCACAAGATGAACTTGGTGAAACGAAAGTTGAATATGAAGGAACACTTAATGACTTATATGAGAATGATATAAATAAATTTATAGAATACAATATTCATGATGTTAGACTTGTTAAAATGTTAAATGAGAAACTGGATTTTATTGATGTAGCCAGAGGTATTGCTCATGTTGGTCATTGTCCATATGAAGAAGTTGAATGGTCTTCGAGATATCTTGAAGGAGCTGTTCTTGTTTATCTTAAAAAACTTGGTATTGTTGCACCAAATAGAAGTAAAGGTGGAAGAAAGGATGTATTCAATAAAAATAAATTTTCTGGAGCGTATGTACAAGACCCACAAAAAGGTAGACATGAATGGATTTATGATTTAGATATTACTTCTATGTATCCATCAATTATTATGTCTCTTAACATTTCACCAGAAACAAAAATAGGAAAAATTGAAGGTTGGAACTCAGAAGAGTTTGTATCTAATATACCCAAGACATATTCTGTAATAATGTATGGGAAAAAACAAGGTAATTTAACTAACGATGAATTGAAAATGTATTTTAATGATAATCAAGTTTCAATATCATCTAATGGTATAATTTATAAAACTGATAAAAAAGGGTTAATACCTGCGTTATTAGAACAATGGTTTAATACAAGAGTTGAGTATAGAAAGTTAGCTAAGAAATTTTCCGATGAAGGTGATGAGGAAAAATATCAATATTTTAATAGAAGACAATATATTCAAAAGGTTATTTTAAATTCATTATATGGTGTATTGGGTTTGTCTGTTTTTAGATTTTATGATTTAGATAACGCAGAAGCAACAACATTAACTGGTCAATCGTTGATTAAATTTACAAAGAAGATTGGTAATCATTTTTATAATAAAGAACTTAGTGATGACAAAGACCATTGTATATATATTGATACCGATTCTGTTTTCTTTAGTGCTGTACCACTTCTTGGTAAGAGATTTCCCAACGAAGAACTTTCTGATGTAATGAAGACTCAAAGAATTTCAGAAATAGCTACAGAAGTACAAGGTTATATGAATAGTTCGTATGATTATTTTGCTAAAAAGTTTTGTAATATAGATAAACATAGATTTGAAATAAAACAAGAGATTATTGCAAGAACTGGATTTTTTGTTGTCAAGAAAAGATATGGTATGAGAATTATAAATGATAATGGGGTAAAAGTAAATAAAGTTCATGTTAAGGGATTGGATACAGTTAGAAGTACATTTGCACCAGCAATGAAAACTTTATTATCAAATGTTTTAGAAGATATTTTGAATTATGTACCTAAAGATAAAGTTGATACGAGAATATTGAATTTTAAGAAAAGTATTACAAATTTAAGTATTGATGATATAGCTAATCCAGTTGGTGTAAAAAATATAGAAAAATATACACCAAAAAAGACAGATAAATTTGAAAATGTTGGGGCTACAACAAGTATAATGACAGGAACACCTGTCCATGTAAAAGCTTCTATTTATTATAATGATTTATTAAAATACTTTAAAAAAAATAAATATGAACCAATAGTAAGTGATTCTAAAATGAGGTGGGTTTATTTAAAAGATAATCCATTTAAATTAGATGTAGTTGGTTATAAAGGACACGAAGACCCAAAAGAGATTATGGATTTTATAAAAAAATATATTAATTATGATAAAATGTATGAACAAGCTTTAACTAAAAAGTTGAATATGTTTTATGGGGCTTTAGAATGGAGTAAACCACAAATACGTTCAGAAAATTCATGGTTTTAATATTATATACATCTACCAACATTCCTAATTGTCCATATTGTGATGACGCTCGCAAATGGTTGATAGAAAATAAAATTAATTATATAGAGATAGATGTAGCTAATAATAAAAAATTACAAAAGAAAATTTATCAAAAAACTGAATCTAAAAATGTTCCAGTTGTTAATATTGATGGTTCATATTTTAGAGGTTGGTTTAATAAGTCAGAATTAAAACAAATTAAAGAAATTCTGAAAAAAGATTAATGGTTTTGAACTTGTCATATATATGTATATATGACACACATAATAAGGAGAAAAATAGGTTATGGAAAAATCCAAATTAACTCGTTACATTGACAAAGTTCGTATCGGCGGAGCCGTCGGACAAGCTCAAATTGTAACAAAAGATAGTGTAACACATACTTGGGTAGCAACGGATGATAGAGACGCATTAGTTGTCTTAAAAATGTCTGATTCGGATATAAGTGATTCCAACTTAGGTATTGGTGATTTACAGAAATTTAGTGGTTTGTTAAGTACACTTGGTACTGATATTTCATTTGATGTTACCAGTGTTCCAAAGAATGGTGCAGATATGGCCGCTCAAATCAATTCATCGGATGATTATGGTAATACAATAAAGTATATGTTACATGATACAAGCGTAGTTCCAAGTTCAGATGGTAAAATTGTAAAACAATTGTTGGAACAAGAATATGATGTTATATTTCCAATGGATTCAAATTTTGTTTCTAAGTTTATATCTGGTAAATCAGCGTTAGGTGATGAAGTAGAAACTTTTACTATAGTAACAGGGAATGATAAGGTTTCGGTTGTTATTGGTTGGAATACTCAACATACTAATAGATTATCTATTCCTGTAAAACCAAAGGTTTATAGTGATGTTGATAAAGTTTCTTTTAGTTCACAAATTATGGCAGACATATTATCTGCTAATAAAGAGTGCGAAACTGGAACTCTTGAAATGAAAGGTGGAGATAGACCATTAATTAAATTAACTTTTAATGTTGATGATTATAATGCTGTTTATTTTTTACAACCACGAGTTAGTGTATAGTTTTGGATATTGTGAATGATAATTACTAATGATAAAAATACTTTATGGGTAGAAAAATATCGGCCTTGTAGTCTTGATACTTATATTGGTAATGACCAATTAAAAAGTAAAGTCAAGACTTTTATAGAGAGTGGGGATTTACCACACCTTTTATTTTATGGAAGGGCTGGTACGGGTAAGACCACTCTCGCTAAATTAATTGTTAAGAATATAGATTGTGATAGTCTATATATTAACGCGTCGGATGAACGTAAACTTGAAATGGTTCGTGACAAGGTGAAAACTTTTGCTGGAACACTTGGTTTTGCAGATTTAAAAGTTATTATATTAGATGAGTGTGATTATATTACACCAGCCGCTCAAGCCGCTCTTCGTAATTTGATGGAGACTTATTCAAACGTATGTAGATTTATTTTAACTTGTAATTTTGTAGAAAGAATTATTGACCCTATACAAAGTAGATGTCAAAGTTATAATTTAATACCACCATCTAAAAAAGAAGTAGCTTTACATTTAGGTGAAATACTTTCAACTGAAAATGTAGAGTATAATATTAATGATGTAGCGTTTATTGTTAATAGTTGTTATCCAGATATTCGTAGAGTTATTAATTCTGCACAAAAACAATCATTAGATAATAAATTAAAATTAGATAAACATGATATTTTACAAAGTGATTATAAAATGAAAGTTTTGGAAATATTAAAAGAACAAGATAAACGAAATGCTTTCAAAAATATAAGACAATTACTTTTAGATAGTCAAGTAAAGGATTATGCGGAATTATTTAGGTTGTTATATGATGAAGTTAATGATTATGGAAAAGGTCATGTAGCCGATTGTATATTAATTATAGCTAAATTTCAAATGTATGATGGTCAAGTTATTGATAAAGAAATTAACGCTATGGCTATGTTAATAGAATTACTTGGTGTAATAAAATGAATGTATTAGTAATTGGAGAAAGTTGTCAAGATGTATTTGTATATGGTGATATAGAAAGAATTAGTCCTGAAGCACCTGTACCAGTTTTTGTTCCAACTCATGTAGAATCGAATGATGGTATGGCAAAAAATGTTGCAAATAATGTTGAGTCATTAGATATGCATATTCATACAGTTACAAATAGAAATGGTATAGTAAAAAAACGATATGTAGAAAATCGTAGTGGTCAAATGGTACTGAGAGTTGACGAACATGATTATTCTGAGAGAATTAAGAAAAGTTTGTTAAGTGGTCTTGTGAAGAATAAATTTGAACAACCACCATTTGGATTTGATAGACAACGAGAAGACCATTATGATGCTATTATTATTTCAGATTATTGTAAAGGGTTTTTAAAAGAAGATGATATTCAGTATATTTGTGAGAATAATAAAAATGTATTTGTAGATACTAAAAAGAAACTTGGTAAGTGGATTGAATTTGCAGATTATATTAAATTAAATGAGTTTGAATATAATAGGAATCATGAATTACTATCAGATAAAGGATTTGAAAAAAAACTTATTATTACAATGGGTAATAAGGGATGTAGATGGAATGGAAAGGAATTTCCAGTAGATGAAGTAAAAATTGGTGATGTTAGTGGAGCCGGAGATACTTTTATAGCAGGATTAGTTCGTGGTTATTTAGATACAAATAATATAGAGAGTGCAATTAAATTTGCTCAAAAGTGTACTAATATTGTAGTTCAAGAACCAGGAGTTACTATAGTAAAATTGGAGAATTAAAATGGGATTAATTGAAAAATTTATTAAATGGATTACGGGAGATAGACGTTTGAAATCAGACCGAAGAAACCACATAATGATTGGGTATAAAAAATCAAATCGTCGCGAAGAAGAACGGAGAAACTAATGAATATGAAAGCACAAAAACCATTGACAAAACCACAAGTTGATTTAGCCGAACAAGAAACTATGAAATGCGATAGTTGTGGAAACTATTTATTTATAGTTTCATATGTTATTAAGAAAATTTCAGCAATAGTTTCACCAACGGGTCAAGCGGGACTTGTTCCAGTACAAGTTTATAGTTGTGGTAATTGTGGTGAAGTACCATCACAACTTTTAGAAGGTAGTGGATTAAATGTCAAAGAAAAAGAGTAAAAATGTTACACCAAAAAAAGAAACATCTATATTTCATAGGAAATCTTCAGCAGGTAAAGGTGATACACCAAGATTGGGTATTACATTAGATGAGTGGGAAAAGAGATATGAAAAAATCTTCGATAATAAAAAAGAAAGGACTATTCGACCATTTGAATCAAATAACAGCGGTTCAGAGTCCTAACTATTGGGATAAAATTTCGGAAGAAGATAAGAAAACATATTCAACTTATATGATTAATCGTTTCTTATCAATGAAAATGGAGTGGGTTGATTTTGTAAATGAAATACAAAAACATTGGAATGAGTTATCACCAAAAGAACACTATAAAATATATTCGAGTGTTCTTCCTAAAGGTAAAAAATATTTAAAATATATAAAGAGGAAAAATGAAATGAAGTTACCAAGATGGTTTTTAGACGTTATTGTAAAAAATTATGAATGTTCATTAAGAGAAGCTGATGATTATGTAGATACGTTGTTAATGACTGCACAAGGAGTTCTCGAAATTAGAGAAGTTTTAACTAAATATGGTATAGACCCAATACGTTGGAAAGAGTTACCATTTAATATAGAATAAGGAGTTGTTATGAGTGGTATGGATGAAAAAGAAACACGAACACGAAAAGGATTTAGTACTTATAGTTTGGAACGTAATAAATGGAAACATTCTAAATTAATGAAAGAATTAGAATGGGGTATAAATACAGATACTAATACAGTTTATATGGCATATGATTTTGATATGGATAATTTATATACCATTGTTACCAAAACTGATAGTTTATTGAGACACAACCCAGAAAAAGAAGTTAATATGATTATAAGTTCTTATGGTGGTGATGTATATTCTATGTTAGGAATGATAGACTATATTAGAAATTTACCTGTTAAAGTTAATACACATTGTCTTGGAGCGTCTATGTCTGCCGCGGCAGTTATGTTGGCGTGTGGAACTGGTAAAAGAACTATGAGTAAGAATTCATCTGTTATGATTCATGAAGGTTCTGCGTTTGAAGTTGGTAAAACATCGGATGTATTAAAAGGAGCAGACCATTTAAAATTATTACAAAAATCAGTATGTAATATACTTGGAGAAGTTACAAAAAAAGACCAGAAGTTTTGGGAAGAAGTTTCCAAACAAGACACATATTTGACAGCAGATGATTGCTTGGAATATGGTGTAATAGACGAGGTGGTGTAATGAAAAAATGGAATAAAGTTAAAGGCAGAAAACATTCAGAAGATGAAATTTTATTATATTATGATAATCCAGTTTCATTTGAAGATGTAGCGGTTATGTGTAAATTTTTTATGATGAATGAAGATAAAATATATCCACCACCAAGATTTAAAGGTGCGGAAATGTTTAAAGAATATATAAAAGAAGTTTTGGATACAAGAAAAATACCAAATAAAAATAAATTTAAATTAGACAAAAATTTAACTATTTTAAAGGAGTGTAAATGAAGTCAATAAAAGATACACCAACTGGTGTTGATTCACCAGGAACTATTGTAGAGTTGATGGAAAAGGAATGGCCAGAGATGACTAAGGAATTTCGCCGTTTACAAGTACAACAATACGAGTTGTTCTTACACAAACAACATGATTATGGGCCAGGTAATATTTCAGTTGGAACACAGTTACAAACAAAAGAAGAAATACATTTGTCATTGACTGGTTTATGGTTTAGAATGAATGATAAGATTCAGAGATTAAAGAATCTCTTAATGAGTGGTCGTAAAAACGCAGTAGAAAACGAACCGATGGAAGATGCGTTT